TGCCGAGCCTGGCAAACACTATTTCAGTGGAAGGTATATAGCAGAACCAGACAAGGACAATTTCCCCAAGACACATCAATTCTTTGAGAATTTTTCAGACGAATTCTCTAACCCAGTAATACAAAAACTCGAAGCAGGAGCACAAATTATCGTACATAATCACGGTCCTGCTATACCCTACACATATAATATGTCTCTCAATTACCCCAAAGGAGTTAAATTCGCATTCTATCCTCAAGGTCTGATACCCTATTCTGCTGGTGATATATACAAATTATTCGTGGCAGAAGACCATGCTGTACGTAACGATTCAGAGTTGGACAGATATCACATCATCTTTCGTGCGTCCAAAAGGGTATATTTCAAAGAGGGATATAAATTGAGAAGAGGCATGGCAGGATTTCTGGGTACAGGCAATCATATCAACAAGTTCGGATCAGCAAAGGGGAAAGTGAGGATCGTATAATGATGTATAACAAGGAGTGGGCATTTTGCCATATCCCCAAGACAAGTGGATCGAATTTTAAAAAGCATTTCAAAGAGAATAGGCAGACAGGTCATCCCAAATTACAAGACCCTCGTTACATGTTTATCCATGAACCTATATCATACTGGGTAGGGAACGGCACTATTCCCGAAGATTTCCAATGGATCACCATAGTACGCAACCCTTATTCCCGATTAGTGAGTTGGTATTATTTCCTCAAACGACAGACGATAGACCCTGTAACTGGAGGTCATGCATTCGGTAAACGAAAATCATTGGAATTTCAGAACAATTATTATACCTTTGAGAACTTCATAAGAAGCAACGCATTGAGTGTATCCACAGGTGGCATTATGTGGGAAAATTTTGAACGAGCAGGAGGACTATGGAGAAGAGGGTGGACACAATCCAAATTCCTAGAGGGAGATCATAAGGTCAGGATATTTCACATAGAAAACCTGAGTGAACTGGAAGATTTCGTAGGGTTCAAGTTCAAACACACAAGGCATAATACCAGTTTCAGTGGTCCTTGGGAAGACCATTATACGAAGGAAACGAGGGACATAGTATATGAGAGATATAGAGAGGACTTCGAAAATTTTGGATATGACAGATGATGAAGAAATTTACAAGTGCAAGACCCCATAGTGAAATGAGACAATTACTGAGAGATATGGAGAGATTTTTCAATAACAAAATGCCCAATCCCATCAATTACCCTGAGTCATTCAAATACTACGCAAAGATATTTAAATACCAAAACTCTCACCACAACCACAACTATTAGTGGACATAGGATTTTTGACACTGAGAAAAGACCCACCTAGTTCTTGAACATAGTCTATTTCACTGCCCAAAACATACATCTCAGCAACTGGGTCTATGACCAGAACACCTTCTATGGGATCAGACCATTCAATATCCGAGGACTGACTGTATTTTAATCCCCACACATATTGAAAACCAGAGCAACCACCACCTGTTACTGAGAGGGTCACGTAGTCACCATTGAGAACTACTGATTTCATGTACTGTTTTGCCTTACTTGTGAGTGATACCATAGTAGTATTTAGTTGCGGAACTTTTCAATAAAGGTGCTAAAAAACATGGAGTTGTTGTGGTCTTACTCTGCTACTCATCGATCTTTTCTCTGAGCACCTCCCAGTATTATACCGAGATAATCGAATAATCGAAATCCTACCCTCGATATGTTGCTTTCCCTGGTTAGCCCCTTTTCGGTTCTCTAAGACACTAGTTCTGGTGTGCATTCTTTGTGTATTCTCATTCAACACTATAGTATATCAGAGGCATTCTGTCAAGCGCTTCCAGGGGTGCCTAATGTTAAAAAGGGACTTGACAAGGGTGTTTTTTTGTGCTATATTATCTATGTTGTGTTGCATATAAATCACACATGAAAAAAAGACAGATATTGATGTCGATTTCTCTTGACAATCCCCTCTGAGTGGTGTATACTGTAAGTATAGAGTGAGAAAGAGAGAGAAATAAAAGACATGACGAATTAGAGTTAACCCCATAGACACCGTGTGTTACCCACTTGATCGGGTTCTAGGCATAGTCCGTTGGCACACTAGGGGGTCGGATGTAAAATAGGTCAAGGACAGGGTTGCTCCCCTCCAAGGTGTAGAGCCTAATTTCCCTGTCATGAATCGGAATTAATATTGAGAGTGTCCCGAATGGTCTTTCGTAAAATGATGAAGTTCAGTGTGGACCGACACTCTCCCTCTCCGTATCTAACAGACAGTGGGTCAAAAGTTTATGCATAGGTTCCATCAATCTATAAATGCAATAAGTATCCAAAGAGAAATTTCAAAGGTGATACTCCCCCCATACCCCATTTTTTTACTGACACTTAACTGGATATTTAAAAACGAAACCTAAATAAAAACATTATGACAACACTTTATTTTTTAACAGTACTAATAACATTAATTGGTCCCATTCCGACAGGATGGATTCAATATACAGATGCATATACAAGTCAATCTCTCTGCCAAAAGAAGATTGCTTTAATGGAACCTCAGATGCGTATACAGATACAGGCAAGGTTCCCGAAGACACTTGTCAGCATAGGTGAGTTTGAATGTACGACTAGGGAAGAAGTTATTAAAAGAAATACGGAACTAGGTCATTGATATTTGACATTTATATTCTTATTATAATGTTCTTTTTATATTGCTACACTATTTGGTACTGCATGAAATGAATGCTTGACAAACCTTTTATAATAGTGTATAGTACTACTATTAACATTGCAATGCGAAAGGATATATTATGACATGCAATATAAATGATCTGATTGAATACTCCGTGGAACCTTCTGTTCTGCGTGTGGGAAAAATCACCGAAGTTTCCTCTGATATGGATTCGTATGAAGATATGAAACTGAAGGATGGAGTTCCTCTGTACTATTCCAAGAAGTTAAAGAAGTACGTACCTGTAAAGGAAAAGAATATTGGTACAGTATTTCTCGGAGTTTCTTCCAAGGATGGTAAGAGAAATGATTACATTTATTTTAAGGAAATCTTGAAATGCCTGTAGAAGATAAAGAGTTACAGGAAATATCACAGAAATTGTGGGATATTGTCAATGATCATGTTGGTCCTCAAGATCCGTCTCAATTGCTTGCTACTTCTGGTATGATGATGAAAGTAGCAATGGAATTGTATACTGTTATTCTTTCTGATGAAGAGATAGAGAATTTGCTGGATCATATCGTAAAAACCGCACTTCCTGAAAATCGGGCGAAGATGTCTCAGAAAATTGGGGAGAGGACTCTTCATTAATGTCTGCTCTTAAAGATCTAGCAGAAATGATGGCAACTCCTATGAAAACCGCATTACGGAACCATCCTGATGCGATAGCATTTACGAGTATAGTTCCTGTTGTAACAAAGGAAGACTGTCTTGCTCGTATGTCTAACCAGCATATCAAATCCATTATATTAGAGAATGGAGATACCCAAAATCGTAGAACTAATGTCAAGGCATCTATGACTAGTTGGTGGATGCATAAAAATGAAACTATCTTTGCCGAACTTTGTACACAGGCAATAGAACTGGCAGAAAAGAACGGTCCTCATAAAATAGGAATGGAAACCTCTGAATGTTGGGGTGCTGTGTATAAAGAAGGTGATTTTACACAGACGCATGACCACTGGCCGAACATATGGAGTTGGGTGTATAATGTAGAGAGTTGTTCTGAATGTTCTCCCCTAATGTTCAAGACTCAATATCACACTCATGAGATTCCACCAAAAGAAGGAAATATGATATTGTTTCCTGCATGGATATTACATTCTGTGCCTACTCAGACTTGTAAACATGATAGAATCGTAGTTGCTGGAAATATAAAGACTAAATAGAATTTACCATGATCAACATAGAAACAATTAGATATAGAATTGTTGCTAGGGAAGTGTTAGTGGAAAATCTTACTCAAGACGAAGCAATGATCGTCATGGCGACATACGAAGATCAAGGAAAAGATGGTCTTGTTATGGAAGAGTATGATCCCCAAGCAAAACGATACGGACGTGATCCAGACTTACATTAAACCTTATAAATAATCGTATAATACTGTGATTATTTTTAGGGGAGAAGTATGTCCGATTTTATGGGCAAAGATGGGTTCGTTTGGTTCGTAGGTGTCGTAGAAGATAGAGATGATCCTGAGAGATTGGGACGTGTTCGTGTACGATGCCTTGGATTACATACCGAGAATAAATCTAAAATAGAAACTGAAGATCTGCCGTGGGCAACTGTAATGTCACCTACGGATACTCCTTCTATGAATGGACTAGGAAATACACCTCCATTTATAGTAGAAGGTAGTTGGGTCTTGGGTTTCTTTAGAGATGTAAACGATCTTCAGCAACCTGTTGTTCTGGGAACCCTGCCAGGATATAATACCGAAAAACCAAACCCCAGTAAAGGATTTAACGATCCAAATGGTGTGTATCCTAAAACGGATGGGGATTCGGATGTAAGTCTTCTTGCAAGAGGGGCATTGTCAAAGTTTCATCCTTCAAGAATCAAACGAGAACAAATGAGAAATAAAAAGTTCTCTTTGACAACTGCTGAAGGAGTATTGGATTTAAATGGAACCTCAGTTCCTACTGCAACGAAACCTAACCTCAAAACCGTAAGTGATACTTTAAAAACAGATGACTCCCGTGTTAACTGGGAAGAACCAGAACCAGCAGGGGGTACAATCCCTCGGTATCCTTATAACCATACTCATGAAAGTGAAATAGGACATGTTCATGAAATAGATGATACTCCCGGCGCACCTAGACTACTTAAACAGCATGTGTTAGGAACTTTCGAAGAAATCCACCCAGATGGATCGAAGGTAACAAAAGTGGTCAAAGATAATTATGAAATAGTTTTTGGGGATTCCAATATCTATATTATTGGTGATGTAAACCTTACTACTAAAGGAACCATGAAACATCTTGTGCAGGGAGATTATATATTAGAAGTTAAGGGAGACTATACACAGAAGATACATAAAAACCATTATATGAAAGTTGGGGCAAGAGGAATAGAAAGAAAACTTGATGAAGGTGGAAATGTATTGACCGAAGGTGGTGGAGGTAATCGTGAAGAGGAAATTGTAGGTAGTCATGCTATCAGTATAGCAAATGCTGTCAACTATACAACAGGGACAGCACCAACAGGACCAAAGGAAGTAAGACATACTATTGGAGGGAATGTTACAAAAATATTATCAGGTACTGATACAAAGCAAGTAAATGGGGGAAATTCGTTTATTGATATAACCGCCGGAGATATGGTGCGAAAGGTTAATGGAAACGTAATAGTGAGCACTACAAATCCAGGTACTGGTCCTGCTCCCGATTTTAGACAACAAGGTCAGATTACAATTGCCGCCGCAAATAAAATGAACTTGAAATCAGCAACAAGTATGAATCTCCAAACAGATTTTGACGGATTGAATATTACTGTTGCTGGTGTTGAATTGGATAATAATGATCTTACCACACCACTCGATCCAGAAGTTGGTTCCATATTTAATTTGACTGTTGCTGGTGCCGCCAACTGGAATAACACTGGTGCGGTTACAGAAACTTTTAGTAATGTATTAGACGTGAATGTTACGGGCAAGGTTACAGAAATTTTTCTTGCAAGTCAGAAAACAGATATTACGGGTGCTCTTGATTTGGATACTAGTGCTGGTATGGATATTGATGCTGGAGCAAATATTGATATAGATTCTACAGCAAATATCAATTTGAATGAAGGTAGTTAAAGTGGCAGAATTTGTATTTCAAATAGATGGTCAGTTGGTTACTATCACGAAATGGGAAGATGTGCCAGAAGAGTTTGATCATCTAATTAAATTTATACCAGACCCTATACCAGAAGAGCACACAGAAGAAGATCATGAACAAATGGCCTTATGGAATGAAAGGTTACAGCAATTAATGGAGAAAGAACGTGCCAGCAGCGACTAGAATTACAGATGCAGATGTTCCTCATTGTTCTGGGATGACTAGAGCAGTTGGTTCACCTAACGTATTTGTAAACGGCCTTGCGTGGAGTAGGCAAAGTGATATCAATACACCACACTTAGTTCCACCAGCAGTGTGTCCTACACATACCGCTGGTATTGCTACAGGTTCCTCTACAGTATTTGTAAATGGTTTAGGTGCTGGCAGAATTGGGGATGCAATTTCTGGATGTACGTCAGTTGCCGCCGGCAGTCCCAATGTATTTGCAGGAGGTTAGGAATGGCATTTCCAAAAATAACACCAGAATTTAAACTTCCTAATCTTTGTGGAGCAAAGGCAGGATTTAATGATATTCAAAAACAGTTAACTGCTTCTCTTGATAATTTAAATTTAAATATTGAATTACCAGCAACTGATATTGTTGACAAAGCAAAAGAAGATTTAAAAGCCGCAATTGGTGAATTAGATAAATTAAAAATGCCAGAATTACCTTCACTACCAGATGTATCTTTAAGTGCTGAATTAACTAGTCTAGCAAGCATTGCTACAGATTCTGTATCTGGTCTTGCACAATTTACTGCAAAGAAATTAGAACTTGATGCTTCATTTGGATCAGCTCTTGCTGGAATAGGAAAAGACTTTAATACATTAGTAAGTGATGTTAAAGGTGGTATCCCTTCTTGTGATTGTTCCCCAAACATGATCATACCCGCTGCAGGAGGAACTGCACAAGAGAAACCAGCAAATACTATTACTGCTGATGAAGCGCCATCAGGAGAAGCACCAGCAAAACCCGAAGATAATAAAGCAGATGTTTCTGCTTCATTTGCATCTTTAACATCACAGACATCATCTTTCTTTGGAGCCGCAAGTACATTTATTGCAAAGATGGCAAAAGGAGAGACAGTTTCAGAGGGGTTAAAAATAACACCTGAACAAAGATTAAATGCTTCTAAAGCAGATGCAAGATTATCAATACAATCTATCTTGGGAGGAGTTACAGCTAGTCCTGGAAATTTTAGTCAAATATTGAATGGGGGATCTTTAAATTTTTTAGAAACCGCTGCAAATACAAGTGGTGATGGTAATAATTTATCAGACGAGGAAGTGTTTAGAAATTCTACTGCAAGAAGCATTATGAAATTACATGCAGATGCTACAGCAAAACTTAACATATTATTTACAATGCTGAAAACTTCCCGAAGGCCATTCCCACATAATTCGGCAGTCAATCCTGAAACGGGCGAAGCAGATGGTAAGTTTGTATATGTAAACTCTCCTGATAAATTTCCAACTGAACCAGACGAAGATGGACGTAAAATATTACCCGAAATATCTTGGATTAATATTTGGAATAAAAGAGATGAGTTACAAGCATTTATGAATAATGAAAAAGTTTATCATGGTAATGATCTTGCCAATGAAGAATTGAATTATGATATAAAACCTCTTCAACAATCTTCTGCAAAGGTTATAAAGGATGCGGAATCGTTGATTAAAATATTCAAAGAGAAATTTATAAACGCTAACAACAAAGGGAAAATGACGGGCGAGACGATTAGCACTTGATAAAAAAACTGAACGTGATTGTAAGACATTGAACGAGAAAGGAGTCAGTACAAACTAAGGAGATAATCATGGTGGCGGAGATCATTGCAGGAATAACTCTTTGTAATAGTGCCTTTAAAGCAATTAAGGAGGGCATTAATAATTGCAAAGAGGTAAGTCAACTAGCAGGATCAATAGATCAATTGATTGATGGTAAAGCTCAAGTAGATAATGCGGCGAAACCATCAAGCAGAATTGCTAGTAAGTGGGGGCGAATGATGGGTGCGAAAGGAATTGATAATGAAGGGTCATTATCTATCGGTTCAATCGCACAGGAGAAAATAAATCAGAAACTTGCCGAAGAAGAGTTGAAAAAAGTTAGATTTATGGTGAACCGGCGATTTGGTTTAGGTACATGGGAAGATATTATGATGGAACGTCAGGAAAGACTTGATAAAGCAAAGACTAGACAACAAAAAGAAAGAGAAAAAAAGAAAGAACAAATAGACAAATGGTTTGAGTATACCAAAAACGGTATAATAACAGTCCTAGTTGTACTAGGCATGTTTATTATGTTTATGTTCTATACAGAGAAATGGACATTATAGGAGAAATATAGAATGTCAAGAGTGAATAAAAAAATATGTAATTCAATTAAAAGAAAAAGAACTTCCATGCAAAAGGCATTGCATAAAATGAATGCTTGGACAAAAGGGAAGAAGGTATTTCTTACTATTGAAAATCCAGTTAAGAGTGAGACTGCAAAACCATTCATTCGTGTTCCAGCAGAACATGTCTGGAGAAAATATGAACCTTATAGAATGAAACAGACCGCAGATTGAAGTTATAGTTATAAATAAAGGAACAGGAGTTTAATATGGTAGGAACACCCACCTCTTTAGAAGCATTTAATGATGCACAAGGGCAAAATGATATTGCTCGCAATGTTCGTCAATGGAGAGACTTGGATCTTTTCTTTCAAAGGAAACCATCGACTTCTGATATTAATAAAGTAACAGATGTTCAAGCAGTTAAACGATCTATACGTAATCTTGTTTTGCTTAATCATTATGAAAAACCTTTCCATCCAGAAATAGGTTCTGGAGTTAGAGATATGTTGTTTGAACTTATGACCCCTATCACTGCTGTTATTATTACTAGACATATAGAGGATGTTATAGAAAATTTTGAACCGAGAGCAAGACTTGTAGGGGTTAGAGCACAACCAGATTTGGATCGTAATATATATGAATGCACTATAGAATTTTATGTGGTTAATGTTCCAACTGAATTAGTAACACTAGATCTTATGTTAGAGAGAGTACGATAATGGCCACACAATCCCGACGATTAGATATTACAGAATTTGATTTTGATGACGTTAAAGATAATTTAAAAACTTTCCTTAGAGCACAGACTGAATTTACTGATTATGATTTTGAAGGTTCTGGTATAAACATTCTGCTGGATTTGCTTGCCTATAATACACACTACCTTGGTTTTAATTCGAACATGCTTGCTAATGAAATGTTTATTGACACAGCAGCTATAAGATCTAGTATAGTTTCTCACGCAAAGACTTTGGGATATGAAGTTGGTTCTGCAACAGCACCAAAGGCAACAGTGAATGTAACAATGAACAATGCTTCTACTTCTACTAGAACAATTGTTGCAGGAACTACATTTTCTACTTCAGTAGATGGAACTAATTTTCAATTTGTTACTGTCTCGGATATAACAGCAAACAAATCTGCACTGGATATTATTTTTAATAATGTGGAGATATTTGAGGGTACTTTTGTTACACAAAGATATACAGTAGATAGTTCTGATGCAGATCAAAGATTTGTAGTTAATGATAATCGTATCGATATTAGTACTTTATCTGTTATTGTTCAAAATTCTGTATCTGATACGACAACTTCTACATATACAAAGGCAACTGATATTACTCAATTGACAGGGGATAGTTCTGTTTTCTTTTTACAAGAAGTAGAGTCAGGTAAGTTTGAAGTATATTTTGGTGACGGTATTGTTAGTAAGGCACTGTCAGATGGTAATATAGTTTTACTAACTTTTGTCGCAACAAATAAATCACTTGCTAATGGTGCTTCAACATTTACGAATACTGGTGCGATAGATGGTGAAGCAGACATTACAGTTACGACTGTAAGTAGTGCTGATGGTGGAGGTGAAAGAGAAAATCTTTCTTCTATAAAACTTAATGCTCCATTAGACTTTTCGGCACAAGGAAGATGTGTTACTGTAAATGACTACAAAGTGTTTGCTAGAAAACTATTTCCTCAAACAAAATCAGTGAATGTCTTTGGTGGTGAAGATGGTTCGTTTGATTCTAGTCTTGGTGTAGTTGAGACACAAGAGTTTGGAAAGGTTTTTATATCTATTAAATCTTCTACTGGTAATAATCTTACTCAAACCCAAAAGGATGATCTTATTATAGATCTTAGAAAATTTAATGTAGCATCTATTACTCCTGTTATTATCGATCCACAAACAACTTTTCTTATTCTTCAAGTAGTGTTTAAATTTAATTCTAGTACAACAACAAAAACAAAAGAAACATTAGTTACAGATGTAACCTCTGTTCTTCAAACATATAATTCTAATACTTTGACAGAGTTTAATAATACTTTTAGACATTCAGAAATTACTGGACTTATTGATGACGTTGATTCTGCTATATTAAGTAATATCACTAATGTTACTATGGCACAGATATTTGAACCTACTTTAGATACAGCACAAGGATATAATTTATTTTTTAATAATCCTTTTCATCATCCAGTAGCAGGGCATAACGCTTTGAATGGTGGCATCCTTGCTTCAACAGGATTTAAGGTTAGTGGGGATACTGAAAATGTACAATTTTTTGATGATGATGGTGAGGGAAATATGAGAATGTTCTATTTGGTAGGGTCTACTAGAACATATACAGACCTGACAGCAGGGACCGTTGATTATACTATAGGAAGTGTTAAAATAAATTCTATAAAATTAACATCAGTAGAAGATGTTGATGGTGTAACTTCTACAAAGATTAGAATAACATGTGTTCCTGATTCTAAAGATATTAGAGCAGTTAGAAATCAGATACTGGAAATAGATTTTATAAACACAACAGTTACAGGACAGGTGGATACAATCGCTGCTGGAGTTCCAGGTGCGGCGTCTACTTATGTAACAACTGGGCAGTACCAGAAACATCGAGTTTTTAAAAAATGGCACCCTTTGATGGAAAATTAACTACAAAGATTTCTCCTTTGATAGAAGGGCAAGTCCCTGATTTTGTCCAAGCAGACCACCCGAAGTTTGTTTCTTTTGTTAAGAGTTTTTATCAATTCCTAGAAGCAGCGGAATTGATTGTGACTGTTACTATTGACAGCATACGACAAGAAACAGTTTCCACAAATTTTATTTTATCAGAAGGTGATGTCCCTGTAAAGATTAATACAGAAACAGGGACAGGAACCACTGGTAAGTTTGTAGCAAATGAAACTATAACTGGTTCTACATCTAAAGCAACCGCAACAGTTCTTGTAGATGATCTAGGTAATAAAAGACTTTTCGTATCTTCCCAACAAAAATTTGAGATAGGTGAAACCATAACAGGTTCTACTTCCGATGCAACAGCAACGATAGATTCATATCGTGCAAATCCTGTTCAGAATATGCAACAACTTTTGGAGTATACAAATACAGATAATACTACTACTGTATTTTTGGATGAGATGTTTAATATGTTTTTGGAATCAATTCCAAAGACCCTTGCATCAGGAGTTTCGAAACGTAATCTTATTAAGAATATTAAGGATCTATATGCTTCAAAAGGAACGTCTGAAGCACATAAACTTTTTTTAAGAATTCTTTTTGATGAGGAAGCAGAGGTTGTATATCCAAACAAATTTATGTTACGTGTTTCCAAGGGTAATTGGAGTCAACCTACTATTATGAGAGTCGCTGCTGTTAGTGGATCTGATGCAACTGATATTGTAGGACAAACTATAACAGGAAGTTCTTCTGGGACAACCAGTGTTGTTCTTAACTCTACAGTTTTCTTTCAAGGGAATGTTTCTATTTCTGAGTTGGAAATAGATCCTAAAGAAACTGTTGGCACATTTCAAACAGGGGAAACCATAACAGCAACATCTAATACACAAGATGTTACAATGTCATTTGTTATAAAATCATTTTTGTCGGGATCGACTATCACGAAAGTGGGGGCTCACTATTCTGTTAGTGATCCTGTTACTATTGATCCTACTGTGGGTAATAATTTCGCAGCGGCAGAGGTTAGTGAGATATCTTCTGGAGGTGTAACTGGATTTATTATTGATGACATAGGTTCTTTATATAGAGTTGGTGATCCTTTAGTCTTTACTCCTGATGCATCAGATACTACTGTAGAATCTGCCAAAGGATTTGTTGGTGTTATTGATGGCAGTATTTTATTGGAAGATACTGATAATAATGACGATTTTCTTATACAGGAACCAGATACAAATCAGAGTATTGTTAATTTTACTTTGGTTTTGGAAGGAACTGATGACTCAAGAAGTAATGCTGGAGATCAAATATTAATAGATGGTACAAATGGCAGTGCGTTGGATGCTGGTTATTATTTTCTTACAGAACAAACAACAAGACAGCAGGATATTACAGGTACAGATAATGACAGATTTCAAATAGAAGCTGGAGCAGCTGATACTGAAGGTTCTATTTCTAGAATAATCATTACCGATTCTGGGGGTGGATATACAAAATTACCTACAATTTCTATTACAAGTACTGCTGGAACAGGTGGACTTGTTACAGCAACATCTAATACTATAGGACAGATAACAGCTGTAAAAATAATCGATGGGGGATTTAATTATAATTCTGATCCAGTAGGAACATTTGATACTAAGCTTATAGTAAAGGATGTTACTGGTTCTTTTTTACCAGGAAGTCCCTTTACAACTACTGGTCATGTAGGTACTGTGAAGGCTTATGATGATGATACTAAATTATTAACAGCATCATTAGAGAATAGAGAAAGAATAGAATTTGAAACCATTGGTGCAGATGTAACACAAGAGTTTGAATTAGAATCTCCTAGTATCACAGGAAAATTTATACAATTAGATAATACTTTAACCGATCAAGGTGGGAGTATAGCATTAGAAGATGGTAGTGGTAATTTAATTTCTGATGCCCTAGAAACATATATCGATCAAATAGAGGTTGAACAAATTACGAGAGCTTTGCTAGGCACGACTATGAACCAATTTGTTCAACTTGAAAATGAACAAACAAAAAGTGGTGCTCTGTTGGGAGATGAAAGTCGTTTATTATTAGATCGAACTGACAGTGGTGGCACAGATGCTGGAGATGACCTTTTATTTGAAGATGAAAAACCTTATCCTGATGTTCAGATAATTAGAGATAAATTTCAGTTAAATGGATCAGGTAGACAGAGATTTACTGTTAGAGGATGGATTACAGATGATGGGACAAATGATCCACGAACCGATACTACTTTCGAAGATGGTGGATTTAGATCAGTAGATGCCGAAGCAAATATTCTCTTGGAAGATGCAGTAGCAGATGCTACAGTCAACACAAAAGAATTTTTGTTGATGGAAAATCATTTTAGTAATAGTAACGATGCTGGAGATTATGAATTTACAGAACAGGTAACGATTAAGCATGATAATCCCACTGTAGGAGCTACCGTATCTGCTCCTAGAATTATGGGAGAAGCATACGAACCTCTTATATTGGAAACGAGTTTATTAGATGCTCCCACAATTGGAGACAGTACCAATATAGTATTAGATAATCATATCAATGTTGGTATAGATTCTGTTCTTCGACTTTTATTAGAAGATGGTGGTTATGTAATAGATGAAGAATTTGGTATTAATCTTAAACAAGAGTCTGGATTAAATTTTGGTGATTTTCCAGATATTCTTGGTGATTCTATTATTGATGAAGGAGAAGTTGTAACTTTAGGTTATGCTTTATTAGATGGGACAGATTCTAGTAGTGATAATGCAGGATCATATTTGATAAGTGAAAGTGACCCTGATATTAAAAATAATGTAATATCAGATGCTGGAGGTGCCAGTGCAACTATTGTAAATCAGTATAATGCAAAAGTAACAATGAATGCTAATATTACTTCAGAAAAAGAGGGATTTTATAAAAATACTGATCATCATATTAGTGACGGGGTTATTAGATTACAAGACTCTTTCTTTTATCAGGACTTTTCATATGAAATTAAATTAGGACAATCAGTCGGTACTTATATTACAGAGTTAAAAAAAGCAACCCATCCAGTAGGGTTCGCTGCCTTTGGTAAGGTTACTATGGCATCTTCCATTGCCGCCAATATTCAAATACCAACTGCTGGAGATGTAGTAGATTATACTGGTGATACGGAACGATTCTCTCCTGAACTTGCTTCCTTTTTGGAAGGAATTTTTCAGATACAGATACAACGAAGATTGGGCATTCCAAATCCAACTTTACAAGAGAGAACTGGGTTGTTCCAGAGAATGTTATTGGAATCTCCTTATCTTATCAGATTTGAAGATGACAGTGGATATGAATTATTAGATGGCACAGACGGTAGCAGTACAAATGCTGGAAGTTTTATACTTGGAGATGAAACATTAGTTGATGAGCATATTATAACAGATAATACCTCTCAAAGAATTTCATCAGAAGAAGCACCTCTCGCACCAACAGGGAATAGAGATGTATCTCTTTTACAAAAAGTAACATTAACCATGAAACTTCCAGAGGTTACTTGGCCAGTTAAAGGAGGGTCAAGATCAGGATTACCACTCTTTGCTGAAACTCAGGTTATTGCTAATGGATTTGAACTTGAAGATGGAACCGTATTTACCAGACCAACTATATCACGGAGTGTTATTATAGCAAACGGAATTGTACAAGATTCAGGATCTATAGGTGATATTGGTGAAGCATTAGAGTTAGAAGATGCGTCTGATGCAGATTTTGGGAGTGGTTTAACTTTTGATGATATACAATTTAGATCTAATGATTTATTTGCATTGGAACAGACAACAACATTTAATGATATAGTTTCTTTAGAAAATGCTACAGATACTCAAGTAGATGTCAACACACCAAATTTATTGTTGTTAGATAGAACGGATAGTGGTGGTTCTCATGCTAACTCTAGGGTTTTACATCAAGATGATACTAATTCTTATGGAGATAATTTTGTATTAGACGGAACAGATAGTTCATCTACGGATGCAGGGAGCAACTTTGTTTCAGAAGATGTTCTTAGTGGTGAAATAACAATTGAAGAAATAGTTCGTACTCCTCTCCTTGTTCAAGAAGGCAGAGGATTGGGAGATAATATTGTTACAGAATATTTTCAAATGGAAAATTCTGATCCCAATATGGGAGAGGGTGATCTTGTTTTAGAAACTCATTTTGAAGGTATATTTTTAGATGGATCTGATAGCAGTGGTAGTGATACAGAAAATTATTTACTATTAGAAACTGGATTTATAATTGTGACGGAAGATTCTATTGCTGGTAATAATATGTTGATAGAAACGAACACCTCTCCACAACGTAGTGGAAAATTCTTGTTGGATAGTCAATTATTACAAGCAGAAAGTGGATCTACAATACCAGAAGTTAATTTTACATCTGGAACTAATTTTGTACATTTTACCAGACCAGCAACGATAAAAACGAGAACTCATGGTCACGTTGCATTACAAGATGAACGAGAAACGGTAGAATTTGTATTAAATGGAACTGATGGTAGTAGTACAAATGCTGGTGATAATATAATATTAAATCAAACTATTTCTACTGGTCGGGATGCTGGAGATAAGATACTTTCAGAAGAAGGTACTAAAGCAATTCTAGATCAACATAATCCAGGTCTAGTAGTATTTGATCAAGTGGATGCATCAGGTACTATGGCAGGGGGTAAGATTGATTTTGAAATTGGTACATATTTATCCTTGGTAGGACAATCAACACCACAAGTTGTTGCTGGTTTCAGTCCTAACTTTGACAGTTCAAATTCCTCTTGGGATACAACACAACAAACATTTGATGAAACGGTATAGGATACTGATTTTAAACTTATAAATAAAACAAATAAGGAGTAATTATGGCACTACAAAGTATAGACTTGGGTTCCGAAGCCAATGACGGCACTGGTGATAATCTACGTGATGGTGGAGACAAAATTAATGATAATTTCCTAGAAATTTATACTAAATTTGGTGATGCAACTGATCTTTGCAGTGGCATCAGTGCTACTGCTTCAGTAGTTACTCTCACTGCTCCAACAATTACAGGTGTGGTAGGTGGAACACAAACTTCTGCAACAATTACAACTCTTGCAACAACCACAGTAAACGGAACTACTGGTAATTTTGGTACAGCAACATTAGCTGCTGGATCACTTACGGATAGTTCTGGTGCTATTAGTTTTGGGAATGAAAATTTAACTGGTACTGGAACTCTTTCTATTGGTGCTATAACCACAGATGCAGTTATGAATATAAATACTGCTGTGTCCAGTGGTACGGTTGATCTCTTTCTAGTAGAAGGGACAGCAAACGATTTTGAAACTACTTTTGACGTTACAGATCCGACAGCTGATCGTACTATCACTTTTGAGGATGCTACAGGGACAGTTGTAAGTACAGGTAGTTCCCGACTTGTTACAGGGGCAATGATTGCGGTGGATACTGTTGGTGAAGTAAATATGGCAGATGATGCTATAGGTTCAGATCAATTAAAAACTCTGGTTACTCTATTAATTAAAAACTCAGGTGGATCAACATTAAAAACCATTTACGGAGCTGGTGCATAAATAAGGTAGGGAAAAGAAATGTCAGCAATAATTACAGAAAAATTTAGGGTTCACAATGCGACACAATTTTATGAGTCGTTTAGTGAATCGGCAAAAAACACATATTATCTTTTTATAGGTAAATCTAATTCATATACCACAGGAACGACAGGTGGAACTGATGCTTCACCTCCAACTCCCGCCGATGATGTTGGTTCAGAGTTCTATTATTGGGATGATATGCTAGCTGCTAAATTAATTTCATCAAGTGATGTTACTTATGCAATTCCTCGTAGAGATTTTGCTAATGGTACAATATATGATATGTATGAACATAATATTAGTTCTTCTAATACTACTACTTCTGGTGCTACGAATATTTATGATTCCTCATTTTATTTTATGACAGATGCTTATCGGGTATATAAGGTACTTGATAATAATGGAGGAACAGCATGGTCAGGAGCAGCCCCTACTGCTACTGGAAATGATCCTTTTGCTTCTGGGGGATATGTGATACAGTATATGTACACTCTTACTTCGGCTGAAGTAGAAAAATTTCTTACTACAGATTTTCAACCAGCATCTACAGATACTACAGTGAGTGCGGCCGCAACAGATGGGGCAATAGATTCCGTTATAGTTACTTCTGGTGGTTCTGGACAAAGTGATGGCACGTATTACGCTGCTGTTTATGGTGACGGCACAAGTCAAGGAACTTCTTCTGGTGCTATTGTTAGTATCGTTGTTAGTAGTGGTGTAATTGTTTCTTATGGATTAACTGCTGGAACAGATACAACTATCCATGCAGCTGGTTCTGGTTATACATTTGGAACGGTTGTACTTACTGCTGGTTACACTTTTTCTGATACGGGATTATCATCCGCTGCAAACTTAGGTGGAACAGAAGGAACGATCTCTGTGATTATTGGTCCTAAAGGTGGGCATGGATATGATGCCATAGAGGAACTTGGTGGACATTATGTAATGATGAATACTACTTTAACTCAGGCAGAAGGTGATGATATTACGGTTGCTAATGATTTTCGTAGAGTTGGTCTTGTAGTAGACCCTTATGATTTTGGGACTACTACTATTGCAACAGAATCTACTCGTAGGCAAACAAAGGCATTACATCTAACATCTGTATCAGGATCGTTTGATGGAGATGAAAAGATCTCTCAGGCAACTACTGGTGCTATAGGTAAAGTTGTAGAATGGGATTCTTCTCTCAATATTCTTTACTATACACAAGAGAGATTTGGAGATTATGGTACTTCTACAACTACTGGATCTCAAGTTGCATTTAGTGGAGCAAATGTTGTAACTGGTGCAACTTCTTCTGCAACAGGCACCCCTGATTCTACTTCTGACTCAGCAGTGACCCTCTCTGGTGGTAATTCAATAACCTTTACTGATGGATATGCAAATTCGGAATTACAAGCAGATAGTGGAGAGATAATTTATATAGAAAATAGAAAACCAATAAGTCGATCATCTGATCAGACAGAGGATATTAAACTCATAGTGGAATTTTAAAACATGGCACAAAAAACAAATTTAAATGTCGCTCCATATTTTGACGATTTTGATTCTACAGATAATTTTCAACAGGTATTGTTTAGACCTGGATTTGCTGTTCAGGCAAGAGAATTAACACAACTACAAAGTTTGTTACAGAATCAAATGGAGCATCAGGGTAGACACCTTTTTAAAGAAGGTGCTATGATAATTCCTGGTCAAATAAGTTTACAACCACAACTCGCATTTGTAAAATTAGAAAATTCATTTTCTTCAGAAACTATAAAACTTGCTCAATATTTAAATACCGCAACCCCCGTAACTTTAACTGGTGCAACAACTGGAGTTAAAGCAAAGGTTCATTTTATCGTAGAACCTACCACTGAAGATCCTCCAGTATTGTATGTCCAATACATTGCTTCAGGTACAGATAATACTACTCTTGTTTTTGCTAATGGAGAAAATCTTTCTGCCGATGTAGGTATTACACACACAACTTCTTATTCCTCTGGTGTTGCTTCTGCTACTACTGCATCGACAGATGCTACAGGGGTAGGTAGTGGATCAAATATTCAAGCAGGGGTTTATTATATAAGAGGGCAGTTTGTAGAAGTAGAAGAAGAGACATTAGTTTTATCAAAATTTGATCAACGA